CGCGCATTACGTATCTTGCGGAACACGCGGATATGCCTCGCCATGTTGAAGTCGGTACTCATGTCACGCTCCTAGAGGGATACTATCTTCTTGTACAGGTCCAGCATGACAGCTTGGGACATCGTAGCCGTGTCAGTCGCCTTGTAGATTTCCCACTCGATGGGGTGCGCCGCGATACGCACCAAATTCATGGTGTGTTTCTGCCCGGCACGGTTGAACCTCTCGATGACTTGCTGAAACTGTGAGTTACTTGAGATTGGCGCATAGAGTATGGTTGTGTCAGCCTCCGTGAGATTTAGTCCGTGTGACATCACGCGTGGATGACACAGGAGAACGTGGGGATCAGGGGTGTTTTTGAAGCGGTAGATGACATCTCGGCGTTGGCCCGGTGAGACATCACCGTTAAGGATGTCTACACTATAGTGCTTATCTACGTCACGTGCAAGCGATTTCAGGATGCCTTTGAAGGGTACGATCACGATAACTTTCGCGACAGCCTTGCTGATACAATACAGCAGTTCTTGTAGTCGCGGTCCATGCGGCAATTCGACATAGGTGTCACTCTCAGGGTGCTTGACTACTCCGCACAATATCTGCCGGATCTTCATGATTTGATCTGCGGCATGTACTGCCGATATGCTCTGTCCATCTAACTGGTGGCGGACAGCGTCGAGATACATATTGTCCTTCATATCCTTAAAGGCTTTTTTCTGCTCAAGCGTAAGCTCAGCCTGCCGCTTGTGCGGCACAACGGGGGGTAGGTCAATACAGTCTTTTTTCATAAAGCGTATGCCGGGCTGCATGGCTTCATAGACGGTGTTCTGAGCGCCCCGGCGTGGCACCCAGCGGAACGGCGAGCACTGCACCATCGTCTCGCGGCGGAACTGCCCGAAGAACTTCGGCACACCCTTGGGGTTTATCAGCCTAGCTTGTGCCCAAGCGTCCGCCGGTTCGTTCGGGGTGGGCGTCCCGGTCTGCCACCACAGGCGACAATCCGGGCGGATCATATCGGCCAGCGCCTTATACTTCTCGGACTTGCCGTTCCTAAACTCATCACCCTCATCCATGATGATCAGGTTTATATCTTTGTTCTCCTTTATAATTCTCGCGATGGGTCCGATCCTCACACCGTCGTGATTGAGGATAAAATAGTCACTATCGCCGGCGAGCGCCCGCTTACGCTTGTCACGGTCGCCATGCACAACGACAGCTTGGCGGTGCATCAACGTGTCGAATATATCCTGAAGCCACACAGTCTCCAGCGTTGAGAGCGGGGCGAGGATCAGGCACTTTTTGACCTCGCCAATGTTCATCAGATAGTCGGATGCCCATAGCGCCGCCGCCGTCTTCATCGTGCCCGGCTCTGACAGGTTGAAGCCGCGCTTGTTGAACGTCCAAAACTCAGCCATCTCGATCTGGTGATCGTAGGGCTTATACTTCCCCGGCCAGCCATATTGGTAGCGGATCGGGGAAGGTATGTCGAAGCCAAGATTGCGTAGTAACTTGGTGGTGCGTAACGTGTGCTTGGCGGCAAAGTTGCACCTATCGTCAGCCAGCACCCGAGATTGCTGGATCATGCTGCGCAGCATGAACGGGTCTTCGACGTTCAAGCATACGCTCTGTGTGGCTTCGCTGACGTAGATCATAGGGCTATGCCGGCCTCTCGCACCGGCCCGGTTCCACCAGCGGTTCGGTCAGGATGCGGATGCACTCCAAGAGTGTCGCGCCGATTTCGTCTGGGATTTTGCGCCCCTGACTGGTGTACTTGGTAGCGTCATCGAACAGCCTCGCCCATGTCTCAAAGGTGTCGAGCGTGCGGTCGCTTACCACAAAGCCAAAACCGCTTTCTGCGGCCACCGACTGGAGGAACGCCTTTTGCTGCGCGGTCGGCCTGTTGCTGGCGAACTTGGTCTCGACGGCAAGAAACACGCCATGGCGTATCGCGTTGATGTCCGCGATCCCAACCTTGCCGAACCCGTTCGCTGGAGGCATCCACCAGAAATAGCCCCGGTCATCCAGTATCTTCTTGACGTATTTCTTCACGTCCTTCTCGGACTTCATCACACGATCACGCATCAATGGCTCCTGATAGTAACTTGTCCACATGGCGGACCTCACGGTCCAACTGGTCGAGCGCCCACAGGGTCTTTTCCCCGATGAAGCCGCCCATCTTCAGATTGCTGTTGATCAGCGTCAGGGCAGCGCGGGCATAGCCGCGCAGAATAGTCGGGCGCTTGTCGTTCTCAAGCTCGCGCTCAAGGGTATCGAGCGCGCCCTGTGTCGCCTGCGTAATGAAGCAGCCACCCTCGGTGTCGATCCGCATGAAGCGCACGACACGCCGGCTGGCAGTGTGCAAGGTTTCGTCAGACATCTTCAGTCCTGTTCATTACTTCCTCTACTTCTTTACTAATTTATACTCGTATCCGAGCGATGACGCAACAGCCGCCAGCGTCATGTGACGGGGCGAACGGGTTTTATTGTTGAACCAAGACTTTAGCGTGCTTCGGGTGACGTGGCTTTTTTCTGACACGTCTTTAAGGTTTACGCCTGCGTCATCTATAAGAGTGTGGAGATGGTCTATCACAGGATCGTGATCATCTTCGCCAATCTGGTAAGTCGGGTACGAAAACTTGACGCGGGTGATTTGTTTGGTGAGGGTGCGGGATTTGTTCTTCATGGCGTCCGGCCTAACTTGTACACGCCGGGAGCCGCCTTGTGGATTTCGCCCGCCTTCACCATGCGGTCAAGGCATGAGCCTACGCCCTTGGGGGCATATCCCTCGGCTGTCGCCAAGTTTCGGAAATCGACCCCAAGCGACATACCCTTTTCCATGGCGGCGTGGATTTTCTCACGTAGCCCGCCGCTAGCCTTATACTTGGATTTGCTCAGCGCCTCCGGTTTTTTGTCCACCACAGTTACTGTGGGTGGGGGCGGCAACGCCACGTCCTCCACCACTGGTGACATGTCCAGATTTTCAATCCGCATCGACCGATATAGCTGGGCCATCACGCCGCCAAGATCGGCCTCATCAACTTCAAACTCTATCCTGAATTTCATGAGGGATGTCCTTTAGTGCGAGGCTAGTATGTTACGTCATCCCAATTGCCATGAAGGTTATCCATTATGTCTTCTGGCTCCGTGTTCTTGTTCGTCGCGTTGTTCATGCTCGTCTCCCCATTCAACTTCGCGTAGCGCACCACATACCAGTCGTCCGCGAGGATGTCGGCAGCAGTGGGTCGGAACTCCACCACGTTTGGGGGTGTGGCTGGCCAGTTATACGCGAACACAAGCACGTCACGACCATGGCAGAACACATGGTACTCATGGACTGCCCATGGGCGACGCACATTGTGCATGGTGGTCGCCAACTTAATTGCCTCAATAAAGTTCATCTCTTACCTCTTCGGCTTCCAATGCTCGCATGTCCGCACGCCGCACCAGCCGTTGCACAGGCCGGAGGGGCGCTTCTGCCATGTGTCGGTGTGGAACGCTTCCTTGTATTGGGTCAGGTCTGGCATGAACATGCCCCACATATCCGCCAAGTCGTCACGAACGTATTGGTTCTCGGTTGTGCCGCATGTCTTTGTCCAGTAGAACTCGGTCTTGATAGCCTCAAGGAACGGGTACTTGGCGAACGCCCATATCCCGAACAGCGCCAGTTGGTGGGGCTTGGCGTGGGGCTTGCCGGTCTTATAGTCCACGATGATACCCGTTGACGCGAAGATGATCGATAGATCGATTATGCCGCGCATCCAGACATCTTGACCAAAGAACTCGCAGGGCTGCATCTGCTTGTTGATGGCGATTTTCTGCTCGGTATTTAGTATGCCACCGAGCGCTTCAAGCTTGGCAAGGTACGGCTCATGGTCCGTCAGATCAATGGGGAGCGGCTTATCGTGAGCCAGCCGATCCTCGAAATCCTTGTGTACCCGCTCCCCCCATATCATTTGTGGGGTTTTTTCCTCCTTGAAGCTCTTGATCACGTTCTTGTGGTAATATTGAAACGGGCACGACTTAAACGTGTCTAACGAACTGAAGCTCCAAGGTAGGGGTTTCATAGTTACTTCACTTCCTAGTAGTAGCCAAAAAAAGCTTCACGGAGTTGGAGCGACTGACGCAAATCGTCAGTTATACGCTCTGGATCAGCCCGGTTGTTAAGAATGTACCGGATGATGTCTTGGTGGGAGACGTTGAACTCAGTAGCCAGCGTCTCAATCATCGTTAGCGTTGTGCCCGGTTGCAGGCGTAAGGTGAAGGCACGTCCTACACCTTTTCCGTAGTT